TGAAAACTTTGTTGAAAAAACAGACCCCGTTTTAACGTCTGTTGATTTACTACGATTAAGCCCTTATGTTGGCGCACAACTTAAAGAAATTCTCCCTAACCCTTTCACAGATATGATGGGGGATGATACGGGAAACGAAAGTTAGTTCGTAGAGCATTAAAAGGCGGTAATGTGCCGCCGCATATTGCATCACGGATAATGATATATACATATTCAACCACTTTCGGAACTAGTCCTTTAGAGGCTTACAATACCCCCGCTATTCTCATAAAACAAATGCTAGAAGTTCATGGTGAATTTAAAAAGATAGAGTCAGAAGAAATGGATAAAATGAATAAGAAGTGATAATATGGTTGATGATGCTACTAAAGATTTGTATGATTTTTCTGCCGGAATAGATGTTTTAACTAACAGTATGAGTGATTTAGAAAGAATTATGGGGGATATCAGAAAATCTAAGTGGTTGACTGTATTTGGTAGGCTCACATCAGGAACAGAAAATTTATGGGCTATGCAAAATAAAATTAGAGCAGTCGCAGGTATAATCAGTTTGTCATTAAAAGAGTCTAGGCCGGATGCCGCAAAACTTAAGAAAAGTTTTGAGGATATGCACAAAATATCTAAAATTGCCGCTAGTATGCAACCTTTTACTAATAAAATTGCTGTGAAAAATAAGGGGTTTGTAGAAGGGCTTTTTGGAGATACTAAATTTGTTAAAAGAGATTTAGGTGAATTGCAGGTATTAGCGTTGACTTTAATGGAAAATGTGAAAGATTTTGAAGGAATACAACACCATGTTTTAGGAAAGGGGGTTGATTTAAACAGTAGAACAGAATTAGTAGAACTATTAGAATTTACTAAACATGGTCTTAGAGGCGACTATGAAGGAATAAACAGAATTGAGAAGGAAAAACAGACATTATTAGATAGACGTAAAAAACTTAATGAGTCATTAAGAAAAAGACAGTCCGGTGAGTTTCTTGGAAATTTTAAAAAACCTGATGGCTCAGACTCTATCTTAAATAAAATATTAAAAGCAATTTATGAATCTCCATTTGGGGGTAAAGGTTGGGATAAATTAACAGGTCGAGAGGATAGCCGTAGTTCTATTGGAACAAAAGGCACACCATTAGATAATCTTAGAGTTAAATTATTGCAAAAGCAATTAATTGCGAGTGAATATGTGGGTCAAATTAAAAAAGTATTTAAAATACAAACATGGCTTAATTTTGGTAAGTTTATAAAAACAGGATTGGTGTTTTTTGCTAAGTTCATGTTAGGTTTAGCGGCAATATTAGTAGGTTTAGTATTATTAAAAAATGTATTTGAAGGTTTCAAAGAACCATTCGCGACAACTATGGAGTGGTTAGGAGAAATATTTGAAGTCGCTATGACTATTATAGCATATACTATGGGAATTATTTCTAATGGTATTGCGGATATTAAATATGCTTTAGAAAATGGAGATATAATTTTATTATTATGGGGATTATTACAGGTTTTTGGTGGTGTAGTATTACTCGCTTTAACGGCAATAGGAACTGCCATAATCGTAGTAATAGGAGGGACATTAAAGTTAATTTGGGAAAGATTAAAAGATGGGTTTTTAAGTTTGAAGGGCTTTGCTACAATGGTATTAGATGTAGTGCAATTAGTTGCGGTAGTTGTGGGAATAATGGCATTATTAGGTAGCACACTTATCAGTTTACCTGTTTTAATAATCGCCGCTATTGCGGGTGTAGTGGCCGCAGTTGTGAAGAAGATGGTGGGGCTTTCAACAGGAGGAATAGTAAATTCTAATATGCAGTTAGTAGGAGAAAAAGGGCCGGAATTAGTATCCTTACCTAGAGGTTCTAGAGTTCATTCTAATGCAGATAGTCAAAGAATGGGAGGTTCGGGAGGCAATACAATACACATTCATGTTAGTGGTCGAGTTGGTGCATCGGATGCAGAAATAAGAGACATAGCAAATAAAATAGGTAAGGAAATTAAACTTAAAATGATGAGGTCAAATAATGGAGTGAGTTTCTTTTGAGTGTTTTAAATCCGAATAATATGGTAATGTTAGAATTATCTAGAAGAAATGATATAGGTTCGGGTAGTCCTATTAAAAATAGAATAGCATTACACGTTGAAACAGTAGGTATTTCAACAAACAAGAGTGTGCCTAATGTGCCTGTTCCATTAGCAGGGGCGATATCGGGAGAATCACTAAATCTTGCTTTTGATATGGGTCTCGCTAGTAAAACTATTAACATAACGGGTAAATTAACTGAACAGAATATCGTTAAACAGTCAGAACAAGGTTCGGATAATGAAAAAGATGTTGTTATGACATCGTTTGAACTAATGCAACTAATCCATTCCTATGCTGATTCTAGTTCCCTACAAAACGACCAAAATATAAGTAAAATATTATTCTTTTATCCTAGTAGAGTAAACAATGCTTTCGACCAAAGAACAAAGGATAAAGATGGCAATACAGTTACAGCCGCAGAAATGAGAGTTCTAAGTATAGACAAAGTTCCTCTAATTCCCTTTTCTTGGAAAAATCGAGCATACGATAATTCTTTTACATTCGGCACGGGTAATACTATGAAAAGTCAATCTAATATTTTTGACAATATATCAGTAAATAATAATCACGGAGGCATAACAGGATTTATGCGTTCTTTTTCAACGAATATTATTGCTAGTGAGTTTCCTACGATTGGATATCAATTAGACTTTGAAGAAGCAAAGGTGATAGGCGATAATTTCTTTGATTGAGGTGAAAAAAAATGGCTAACGTATATATTGGAGATTCTAAAGCATTAGTGTTTCCTGTTATGTGTGATGGTTATTTAGAACTAGATGCCGATACAGTAGGCACAGCCACTTCTAAAGGTAACTTTTGGAATCATACTGATGACTTTACCATTGAAGCAATTATAACGCCATATGACGTTAATGGAAACGGCCATGCTTCTGCTGATGTAGATACAAAAACCTCTACAAAAACTCCACCTACACCTAGAGATTCTGTTTCTATTGCTGTCGGTTCATTCGGAGCATATCAAAGTCCTAGATATTTTGGAACAGGAGATTATTCAAATCACACTACAAAAAGATTGTCTCACAAAATGATGTTATTTTATAATAATAACTTTAAGTTTTATTTACAGAATACTACAACTACTAATTATAATCAACCTGCTGAATATAAATTATGTGTGGATTTTACAAATACTTCCGGTTTAACTACTACTATTTCTAGCGATAATCCTATTATAACTTCTGTAAATACCTTACATGGTTATTATGATGAAAAAGGTTATTATCAAAAAAACAATACTAGTCTTACAGAACTGGCTTCCGATGCTACTATTTCAAATGGAAGTGGAGGCGCGGGTGCTACGCTAACTTTTGGTAGTAGTGCTTCTGATAAAATGGCTAAATTAGGCGCACATAATAGTGGAGGAACTGAAATATTTAGTAGTAGTGGAGTTAGTTTAGGAAAAGTGATTAGTAAAAGCGGCACAAATACTACACTTAGCATTTCTTCCTACTTATCGGGAGGTTTCATTTATATTTCTCAGCCTAGAGAAGCATTGTATTTGGAAGAAGTTTACAAAGTTTCTTGTTCGTATAGAAAAAACGGACAGATAGAATTATATCTTAACAATCAATCTATCAAAACTGAAATACTTTCAGTTCCTTCCTTTGAGTTTGATTCAACTTCTTTAGGTGGAACAACTAGAATAGGCAAAGGGATTTCAATTAATCAACAGTTTATGGGAGAACTTTTTGAAATAACTTTACATACCGGAAAACAACCTAGTATAACCAATAATTCTTTAACTCCTAGTTATAGTAATATTCTATTTTATTACAGGTTCGGTGAGTAAATGTCGGGTAGAATGATGTTCCCATTAAACGCCGGTGTTGATGGAGAGACCGAAGTTACTGCTACTTATACAGATAAAAATGGCTCTAACGCTAAAGAAAAAGCATTCAAAAATGTTTCAGTAAATCCTACATTATATACAGTAGGTTTAGAAGACGAAACTAATTATTTATCTTCCTCTGCACCTTCAAGTTCGATAATATTTACAGAAATAAGAACTGCACCTAGAAAGGGAGGCACTATACAAGTTAGAATAATGACAGGAACGAATAAAGAAAATACTCCTTCGTTTAAAATTAAAATATATGATAAATTATTTCCTGACGGAAATACTAACATAAAGGCTACATATGATTTTAGTAATCAACCTGCTGATAGAATAGGAATTGATATAGATAATTATGATTATTTTGTTATTTTAAATTGGAATATTGTTGATAAAAAAGATGGTTTAGGGTCTAGTCAAGATAATGTTAGAGCGCATTTCGCTAAAATAAAAAGAATTGTTTCATTTGATGAGTTCGGTGATGGTATAGAATTTAGCCCTAAATATAATGGTGAAATTCCCGAAGGAACTACGTTTGAAATATACAGAGGGGCGGCTAAAACAGGCACAGTTGATACTAATTTAGTTGCGGTGTCTTATGGATTAAGGGGTGATGCCTTAGCGACTACTGATAAGTATGATATGATTTGCAATGTAAACACTCCTACATTTCATTTTTACAATGATAGATTACAAGAAAAAAATCAATTAGATTATAATACAAAATATACTGTTACTACAAAAAGGTTTTTTGATGGGGGTGCATCATCTACCATTTCTACTAGTGTTATAAATGCACATAATCTTTATGAATCCGGTAGTAGCAATACGCAAATTGAGTTTTCAGGAAATATAACTAGTTGGAATAAATTAACCGAAGGAATGTCCTTGTTTACTTCTAACGACACTTACATAGGAAATATAGAATCTCTAGGGCATAATGGAGGGGCGATAGAGAATAGAATATATTATGCTAGGTTAGATTTTGCTAGAGTAGCAATACAGTCATCAACTAATACTAATTTAAAGATAGGAACAACAATACAAAATGTTGTTTTCAAGACAGAAAAAAAATATAATAACACAATACAGAATATAGGAAGAAATCTACTAGATGCCACACTAGTTGATAACACATTGTCTGCCGATGAAAGTGATAATAATTTTAATCCTATTTTTTGGCACACAGCATTTCCTTTAATGAGAAGAAGCACGACCGATTGGTATTCGATGACAGGAACTATTTGGGACAAAAGTAGCGATTTAAAAGGTGCTACAACTTATATTAATTTTAAATCTGCTTCCTTAAAAAACGACAAAGTCCCCACGACATTAGATACAATAGTAAATAATCCTAAAAACAAAATGAGTAAAATGGCTACTGTTGTGAGTTTAGATAATAGCGGAACTCAACATTTGAAAGTCAAAGAGAATTTTAAAATGATAGTTAGAAATGGGTTATTCTCGGATAGTATGAAACTTAAAAAAATTGAACACAATGTAAGTTCTAGTTCTAATACTATCACTATAAATGGTTTAACAGGAGAATATGATTACGCTTCAATATTATCAGATAATACTATTTTAGAAATAGACGGTTATCACTATGTTGTAGCATCGGTTACTGCTAGAAATTATACATTAACAACTCAAACTTTTACAGTAGATGCTAGAAAAACTGTAAACAGTAGTGTTTTTGTTAACGGTGCTACTGTTCATGCTTTTACTAACGCTGATTGTTATGTAGTTCCTTATTCTAATAATAAATTAAATGTTGAGTTCTCCGCAGATACGAAGATAAGAAACGACCAGAATAATAGATTAACTTTAGAGGATAAAACAATAGAATTAGAAAATACAAAATTGTATAATGCTAGAATATCTATAACGAATAGAAGAGGACATGATATTAGGATTAATTACGGAGATAGAGTGCATAAATACCTTACTATTCTAGATGACTCAAAGCAATATTATCAAAAAACTCCTATATCTAGAATGTATTACTACAATGGAAGTTTTACTATTAATCAAGAAATATTTAACGGTAATGTAGAAGATATAGAATCTAAAAATGAAAACGGAATGATGACTTATACTATTTCAGGAAGAGATGAAATGGCTAAACTGTTGTCTAATACGGTAAATAAAAATTTAAATTTTAGTGATGATATAGTATATTCAACATTAAATCCTCATATAGATGATATTACTTCTTATCATAATTCAAGAGGAACGACTGTCAAAGATACAACAAACATAATAGAAGTTGACGGACTTCAAACCTTCACAAAATATACACTATTCTTTAATTCATTTTATGAGTTATTAGGTGAGTATAGTAGTAGTTCTAATTCAGGAGATAACAGTCTTGTATCGGGTAGTGAAAAAACTATTATTACGCTAAAGGATAAAGCATATGCTTCGATAGCAGATAATACTAACATATATTATTACAATCCATTGGATACTTCTTCTAGGTTTATTTCGGGTGTGAAGGCAATTTCAACCAACATACTCGAAGAAGAAAGAACGACAGATTTTTCTAGTGTATCAGAAAAAGGTTTAGTTTTTAATAAAGGAATTAATTATACATATAATACTTCGACTGAGGAATTTTCATATCATAACGTGAGTCTTTCTTCTAATGAAGGGGATTTCCAAAATAACGATAGTTTTGGATTTGATATTATTAATCCTAGTAAAATAAATAAATATCGTCTTAATGGCGGCTCTACAAATACTACTATTGAAACTACTTCTAGTAGATATTTATTAAGAATAGGAAAAGAAAAAGAAACTAGTAGAACTCTTACAAATAAAGATATTTTATCTAGTGAAATGTTTCACGTAGTTAACATAAATGAGATAAACGATACTAAAAATGTAGTTCAAATTGCTCCTAACTTTCCTGTTGTATTGGGTGTGCAAGATAGAAATACTTATGGTTCGCGTTTTCTTTCAGTCGCCAACGATACTCCTGACGACCATAACAATTTATATTTCTTAAATAGTAATATGCCGTTGGGTGGTTTTATACATAAATTAAAAAAACAATTTCAGCATTATTATGCCCCCGAACATACAATAAGATATACAGATTTACAACAATTTGATAATAGCACAATAACGCCTAATGATTATGTTAACGGAGACCCTGTTTATAACGATAGTAATAGAGAATTTAAGATTAAAGGTTATACATCGGGTGTAATGCTTTTCGCAGACGGAGTAAGAGATTTAAATACAAATAAAACAACAAGTCTTAACGAAAACGTGGACTCTCAAATTGGAGTTGCTTGGTATAAAAGAGCCGATAATACAATTAATATTGATGAAACAGTTTCAACTGCTAATATTAAAAAATTGGTTAACAATGATTGGAGGGCAAGACCGTATTCTTTCTATGCTACGGGTGATTTATTCCCGTTTTCAAAATTACGATTTAACAATTTGGGTTTTTCAGATTCAAATAAAATAGAAAATTTTGGTGTTATGTTTGAAGGTATTAATGGTTTAAGTAAAACTAAAACTAATCACGATTATAACGGTCAAACTTTTTCTACTAAAAGAGAAGATGAAAACTATGAGATAAGTGAAATATCTAAATCTTCTTTAGATAATCCTACACAAATTAAAAGATGGGGAGTAATTAGACTAGTAGAAGCAACATTTGATTGGCATTTTAATTCGGTAGATGCTGAATCTGCTTATAGTTTGAATGCTTCCCCTAGAATAAATATTCCAATATATAGAAAGTGGTGGAATCCTAGTGTCGGACAGACCGATTATGACAATTATGATTTGTATTCACAGATAGGAAATAAAATAGATTTATTGACAAAGGATAATATAGCGGCTAATAATACGGTTATTCCTCAGTTAGTTTTGTCTAGAATATATATGGCATCTCCTAGTTTTGAGAGTCCATATTTTAATTTTTCACTATTAAGTGGAAATTCAAATGAATACAATCCTCCTAATATTTTATTACCTCTAATAAGTAATGTATCTGAATCTGATGTTTCGGGTGCTGATTATTTTATTAATTCAGCGTTTCACTTGGAGCGTATTGCGGGGGCTACTAATGATAATAATAATAATTTAACTTTTCAAAAATATCATATTTCTAAGGTTCTTTCTGCCTTATGTAAGCCCCATTTAGATAATCATACAGGCCAAACTATAAACCAAAGACCTTACAATATTGCTTGGCCTAGTAGTGATATTTATGAAAACTGCACTGCTATTTTTAAAGATATGACAAGTTCAAGAGAAGGTAGCGATACTACAATGGAATTTACTAGTAGTCCATTAAAATCTGACTCGTTTACTAACTTAGCAAGCACAGTTGCGGGAAGGTTAGGTTTAGACCAACATACAAGTAATATTATGAATATAAAAGGAAGTAATTATGCGGGAACTAGTAATAATTTATCGTTTATTGGAACAAAAACAGCGTCCTATCCTTTTTCTTACAGGGAAGGCCATACCCCGACTACCGACAGAAAAACTAATCATCATCTAGCAGATAATGCTGTTTATGTGGACGGTAGCCCCCTACCATATAATTCTAAAAATGACGGAGAATTATATTCAGCACAAATGTTTATCAAACCACAATTTAATATTACTTCTGATGTTGCTATGGGAAATGACATAACATTCATTATGAACACTTCTTCCACACACCATTGGTTAAATTTTGTGCCTAATTTAGAAGGGTTTTATATTGTAAGTAGTAAACTTATAGATAATCAGTCTTTACCTAATAATACAACAAGGCATAAGATAGGTGGGGCGGGTTCTACGGTTGGTAGCACACATTACATAATTTTAGAAGATAGTTCAAGTCTCCCTGCAACTGGAACAGGTTCTATACTGGGAACATCCTTTACATGGACGGCTAATAACACTAGCACTAATACATTAACAGTTAATATTCAATTGGTGCTACCAATAGGAACTGAAGTTTTAATGTTAGGAGACGTTATAGAAAAAGGAACACCTGTTTATATCGGTAAAATATTAACACATGAAGTTGATGAAACAGGAACATACGATACTCATAAATTAACATTTGATAAATCTATTGATATTTCTGAACATGGAAATTACTTTAGGTTGATGAGAATATCGGATACAGTATTTGAAGATACAGCAAATTATTTTGAAATCAATGTTATGCAAGATAAAGGTCTGCAATATAATAAGATTATTTCTAATTTCTTAACAGGAGATACAAGTATAAAAAATCAATATTCGGAAGGAATTTATTCTATGTATATGTTATTAAATATAGATGAAGATATTACAGGAAATAATTATTTGGATAGGAGAGACTTATCAACAATAAGTTCTAGTTTATTTACTAATGGTGATGAGATGAAATGTTATATTACAGATGGACTTAATTCTCAAAGTAAGTCTTTATCGGTTTCATATGTCGGCACGGGAACAGGACAAAAATTAAGATTTGATTATAATGGAACGTTAAATGGAGATGGTTGTGTTTCTTTTGGAGAAATTTTAGATATAAATGTTCCAAGAAAATTATCATTTAAACCCTCTAAATGTTATATTGGCACTACATTTAGTATTGGTGGAATTATTGAAAATGAAATAGAAAACATTGCTAATGAAGTAGGGTTAGATTTTGACTATGAAAAGAGTTTTAGAAATTATACCGACAATGTAGTAGATGCTGAAATAGTAAATAATGTATTAGTATCTAAAATTACTCACAATGCTAATAATCAAAATGTCGTTACTTCTAGTGTATTGACAACAGTAGATAGTCCAATTAATGTTGTTGCGGGAGATGTTTTATACACTCAGAAGGGTTATTTAATTGGCGAAGTTACTTCTGTTAGTTCTACTACTATCACCTTTAATGATATGATTTTTGACCCACTACCTTTTGATGAAATAATAAAAAGAGAAAGAAAAACTCATGTTTCTAATATAAATTTTAATGATACTAACGCCTTTGACGCTATTAATTTATTAGCGAGTAAAAAAGGATTAGATTTTAAAATAACTAATAACGAACTTGTAGCAAAGGATATAGAAGATACACATGGCCTTAGAAGATATTCAATTAGTTATAAAACAGGTCATAATCTAATATCTGTTGAAAGCAATAAATCTCTCTTTGATAAAGCAAATAAAATAATTGTCATTGGTGATGGAGTCAAAGCAGAATCAGAAATACCAATAGACGATAGAAATAGTAGAAATAGAACTATACGCCATGTTGATTCGTCAATTAAAAGTATATTAGATGCGAAAATAAAATCTCAACAATTATTACAAATACATAACGCAGATATAAGAAAAATAAAATTAAAAATACAAAAAGAAGGATTAGAATTGATGGAAGCCGGAGATATTCTAATTCTTGATTTTCCAAATCATAACATACCAAAAAATGAATATCAAGTGTTTGAAATAGAAAATATATTAGATGGTATTTCTTCAATAACAGTTGGAACTTTCAATAAAACAATAGCAGAAAGGTTGAGTGAATTGACTAATAAACAAACTTCTAATTCTTCGGTTTTATTTGGTAAAAATTCTATACAAAGTGTGGTAGGTAAAACTGTTTTTGATTCATTTTTAGTCAAAAACGGCACAATAGAATACAAAATAGTTTCATCAACAGGTAATTTAGGATTCTCTAATCCGTTAGGTTTTACAACTATATTAGGATTTGGAGCAGGGTCAACAACATTAAAGACCTACAAGAGCGAAAAGGATGTATAAGTATGATAGTGAATGCAGGTAAGGAGGATATAATTGCTAATTATATTCAAGAAAAATATAGAGTGATAAAAATAGGTGATGGTTCAGATAGCACTGCCCCTTCACAAACTAATTTAGACCATGTGGTGTTTACTCATGCGACTGATGTTACTCCTACAAGAGTCGGCTCGACTTTAATTTGGAATGTGGATTTCTTAGGTTCTCAAATACCAACATCGGGAATAACTGAATTGGGAATATTTCATAATAACAGCGATACTGATGTTAATACTTCGGGAGTAATGTTAACAAGAGTAACATTCACTAGCACAGGCGTAGTCGCGGCATCTGATACGGTATCTTTTACAATTAGAGTGGAGTTGAAATAATGGTTAACAATACAGGATTTATTAGTAGATTAGGGACTGATACACAATTAGTAGATGGGACAGATGCAATACATACAGGTATAATTAAAACTCTTAATACTGCTATGGGTGAAAATAGAATATTAAGCGGTTTTAATATTACACAAACAGCAGTTGGAGGGTTCACTAAATTTACTATAACAAGTGGTAACTATTTAAGAAACGGTAAATTTAATGGAACAATAACTACTACTACTGACATACAAACGAATAATACTAATGGTTCTGTAAATAGTGCCGATTGGTATGGTCTGTTAGTTATACAAGACAGTGATGAAACAGTAGTTTGGAGACATGGTTCTACATCAGGAAAAGGAAATAATAGCACTCCTACGGTAGCAGAATTAACAGCAGGGGATATTCCTATTGCTATGGTTAAATACGATAAGGATGAAGCAAATAGTGCTACACATGACATACAATATTTAACTTATACACAAACATCAAGAAGTTTTTCTGCAATAAATGGTGGTGTTGAAACTACTAGAATTAATCCCGATGGAACATTAACAAAGGGTTCTGCTACTATTACTCTTCCTTCTTCGACAGGAACTTTGGCAAGAACTGCCGATGTAACTTCTTCAATTGCCGCTATTTCCACAGGAAACGGAGGTCTAATACCATCAGCAGGTAATGCGGGAGAGTTTCTAAAACATGACGGGACTTTCGGAACACCTGCTTATATTGCTGATAATAATACTCAAAATGAATATGCTACATCTTTTGTGGATTCTTCTGATGACATATTATTAAGATTAACAGAAAGTGGTGCAG